AATGCTGAAGTCGGTCACAACATCTACTGTTGCTAGTGATGCGACAGTCGAACTTCCAAGTGACTTTCTTGAAGTGCGCGATTTTGTCGTTGTTGGAAATCCTGTCCAGCCATTGAACTATTACAGCCCTTCGGCTTTTAATCGAAACACTCGATCATGGGAAAGTGGCAAGCCATTGGACTACACGGTCTTGGCTAACGATTTCCAACTGGCCCCAATTCCAGACAGCAATTACACAGTGAAGATGTTTTACTTTGCATCTCCTGCGTTCTTGAGTGACACAAACACCAGTAATGCTTTCTTGGCGAATACGCCTGACGCATTGCTTTATGGCGCTTTGCTTGAGGCCGCGCCTTATCTGATGGATGATGCACGAATCAACACATGGGGAACTATGTTTGACCGTGCAATGGCATCCATTACCCGATCTGATGAACAAGGCCAATACTCTGGCGTTCCATTGGTAATCAAAACAACTCTGTGAGGTGAATCATGGCTGAAATGTCAAACTATCTTGAGAACGCGCTGATTAACGCAACTTTGCGTAATACGGCTTACACAAGCCCGGCGACTGTTTACTTGGCGCTTTACACAAGCGATCCAACCGATGCTGACGCTGGCACTGAAGTGACTGGCAATGCTTATGTTCGCCAGTCAATCACTTTTGGTGCGCCATCTAACGGTGTTTCTACCAACAGCGCGGCCATTGAGTTTCCTCAAGCCACTGGTTCTTGGGGCACTGTCGCCTACATTGGTATCCGTGATGCGTCTACGAATGGAAACTTGTTGTATCACTCGCCTTTGGATGCGTCTAAAGCGATTGCAACTGGTGACGTTTTTCGCGTTGCCATTGGTTCACTGAGCGTAACTCTGGCCTGATATGGCTGATCTGCTGCCGCCGTGGACGATAGATAGTCTTGACCAGCTAAAGGCTAGTCTTGACGATCTGACGCTCACGCTTGACAGCGATCTTTACAACACTTCGGTTACGCTTTGGGATGCTTATGCAAGCGTCAATGCAACAGCGACCGTAAATGCTCAAGCGATTCGCGTTCAGTATGCTTCGGCTGCTGTCACTTGTAACGCCTCTGTAAGTGCAAATGCAGCACGGATTTTGTCTGCTGCTGCAAGTATTGACGCATCTGCAACTGTCACAGCACAAGCAATACGAGTTCAAGCGGCAAGCGCAAACGTCACGGCAAATGCAACTGTTACTGCTGACGCTACCCGCGTGCAATATGCTGCTGGTGCAATAACAGCAAATGCCATTGTTACGGCAATAGGTACACGGGTTCAGTTTGGCGATGCCTCAATCACCTGCACTGCGACCGTTGAGGCGCTTGGTGGAATTGTTGCAAATGCTTCTGCAAGCGTAACGGCTGAAGCAACTGTAAATGCTAATGCAATCAGGGTAAGACAGGCTGACGCTGCTGTCTCATGCGTGGCGACTGTTACTGCTCTTGGTGGTGTTGTCGCTAACGGGGCAGCAAGTGTTGAATGTTTTGCTGACGTTATGGCTTCGGCCAGCGCGATTTATGCTGGAGAAGGCGCATTTAACTGCACTGCAACTGTTGCCGCAAGCGCATCAAATGGACACGCATGGGCTGACATTGCTGAGTCTGACAACACATGGACACCAGTATCAAGCAATTCAAACGCATGGTCTGAGATAAGCGTTTCTGATAACACTTGGTCTGACGTTGCATCATCAAGCAACACATGGTCGCAACAATCAAACGGAAATAAGACATGGCTACAACAAAATTGACGTTTGGCGAATGGATGCCAGATCAGCCAGGTATTTCTGGCGCTTTGACCGATGCAAAGAACGTGGTTTCGCAGGCTATTGGTTATGGCCCTTTGCCAACTGCTGCGACATTTTCAGCCGCTGCGTCTGAAAGCCTGACAACATTGGTGTCCGCAAAAACACCGGCTAATGCAACAAAGTTGTTTGCTGCTGGCACAACCAAGATTTATGACGTTTCAGGCATTGGTGCCTTGACTGACGTTTCAAAGTCTGGTGGTTATACGCCAAACTCAAATGCTGACAGATTCCGCTTTACGCAGTTTGGCAATGTAATCATTGGAACAAACAACAGCGATCCAATGCAGGCTTACACGCTTGGCACTTCGACTGCGTTTGCTGATCTTGATGCTGCTGCACCGATTTGCAAGTATTTGACAATTGTGCGTGACTTTGTTGTTACTGCGTTTACTACTGAAAGCTCAACCGTTTACCCGGCCAGGGTGCGCTGGTCTGGCATCAATGATGAAACTGAATGGGGTTCAAGCCAAGTAACACAGGCTGATTACCAAGACATTGCTGACGGCGGTCAAATTGTTGGCATCCGTGGTGGCGAGTTTGGTCTGGTATTCCTTGAAAAAGGTATTAGCCGCATGACTTATGCTGGAACGCCATTCATTTTCCAGTTTGACAACATTAGCCGTGGAAAAGGTTGTATTGCTGCTGGCTCTATCGCTCAGACGCAAGGCATTTCGTTCTTTTTGTCTGAAGACGGTTTTTACATGTGTGACGGGCAGCAAGTGCAAGGCATCGGGTCTGAAAAGGTTGACCGATGGTTTTTTGCAAACGCCGATGAAGGTGCATTTGACAGCATGAGTGCCGCTGTTGACCCTGTTCGTAAACTGATTATCTGGAACTTCAAGACAACATTTGCACAACGTCAACTCATCATTTACAACTTCAAGACGCAAAAATGGACATATGGCGATGCTGGCGCTGATTTCATATCCGATGCTTCAACATCTGCAACAACGCTTGAGAATCTGGATTCCATTTCTTCTAGCATTGATGCTTTGCCTGTAAGCCTGGATTCAATCTTGTACATGGGCGGCAAGTATTTTCTTGGGGGAACTTCTGGCGCTTATGTTGTCACCTACAACGGTCAACCCGCAACAGGACAAATCATTACAGGCGATTTAAACGCTGGTGGGCGCTCAGTGGTCACATTGGCTCGACCTCAAGTAGATAACGGCTCTGCGACAGTTTCAGTGGCATCCAGAACACTTCTAAGTGAAGTCCTATCATTTAGTTCGCCTGTTGCTGCTGATTCTGAAAACCGTGTGTCTTTGCGCTCCAATGGTTATTACCATCGGTTCAAGGTTGTTCCAACAGGATCGAATTGGGCAACTGCTGTTGCAATGGACGTTGACTTGTTTGGACAGGGTGGCCGCTAATGGCAACGATGTTCAGAAGGCTGCCAACATTTGGCCAAGATCCCCGGGCAGTGGCTGAGGTTGTCAATGGCATCATGAATGGCAAGACTAACAATACAGGATCAATCACGCTTGCCACTGGCAATGCTACGACTACAACGATTTATGATGAACGGATTAGTCCTGACAGCAAAATCATTCTAATACCATTTTCTGATGCTGCTGAACAAGATGCCGCCCCATATGGGCAGTTTGCGAATACATCCGACCAAGTAGCGCCAAGTGCTGGATCGTCTGCTGTTGTTTTGTGGGACACCACAATTCTTTCAAACGGCATGTTTTTGTCAAACAGCACACGGATTAACGTGCGAAATGCTGGAGTCTATGACGTTTCGTTTTCGTTGCAGTTAAGCAATTCGACAAACGATCATCAACATGCTGACGTATGGCTTCGGATTAACGGCGTTGATCTAGCGAATTCAGGCAGCAGATTTGGTATCGGGCCAAGAAAATCAACGGGCGATCCAAGTGCAGTGATTGCATCAATGAACAAATACGTCAATCTTGTGGCTAACGATTACATTGAGATTGCCGGATCAGTTTCTAATGTTGGCGTGACGCTTGAGCATTTCCCGGCTGACACTGGGATTCCAAGGCCAGCCATCCCTGCTGCAATTATTGACGTTCAATATGTTGCACCAATGGCCTATTCAAACATCTATATCAGTTCGCAATCAAAAGGCAGCGCAGTGGTTTCACACTACGCTAATTCAACAGCTAGTAAAACATATGCGTATGTTGTTATTGGCTAAAATGGCTATAATGGGTTCCGTGGATCAACCGCTGTGGAATCCGAACTTTTAGGAGTAAGACATGGCGACTACAACCACAACCGCAATTGACCCAACCATTCAGCCATATTTGAGCTATGGATTGGGCGAGGCGCAAAAGCTGTATCAAGCTGGCGGCCCACAATACTACACAGGCCAAACATACGTTTCTCCATCGCAAACCACACAAGCGGGTTTGCAGGCATTGGAGCAACGGGCAATGCAAGGCAGTCCACTGGTAGGGCAAGCGCAACAACAGTTGCAAGGCACTATCGGCGGCAATTACCTGAGTGGCAATCCGTTCTTTCAAGGCGCATTTGCACCTGCTGCCCAGGCTGCAACTCAACAGTTCCAAACCGCAATTGGTGACATTGGTTCAGCCGCATCAAAGGCTGGCCGATATGGTTCTGGTGCGATGGGTACTTTGCAAGACCGTGCATCGGGTCAACTGGCTCAGTCGCTGACGAACACTGCTGGCCAACTGGCTTATCAGAACTACGCTGACGAACGTGCTCGCCAACAAGCTGCAACGATGGCTGCACCTGCAATGGCCCAAGCTGACTATCAAGACATTCAAAACTTGTTGTCTGCTGGTCAAGCCCGTGAAGGCTACACAGGCCAACAGCTTCAGTCTGACATTGCGCGGTTCAACTTTGGTCAAAAAGCACCACAACAGAACCTTGCAACTTTCTTGTCTAGCGTTTATGGCAACCCAATGGCGACATTGAAGGGCACGACACAAAGCGGCTCCGCTGATACCTCTACTTTGCAGAATTTGTTGGGAATTGCGGCTGTCGGTGGTGGCTTGTACAAGAACCTTGGCGGCTCAACTGGTATTGGTAATTTATGGAATTCTGCAACAAGTTGGCTTGGTGGTTCTAACGGAGGTGGTTTTACTGCTGACCCATACGCCTATGCTTTTGGCACACAATCTTGGGAATAATCATGGCTGGACTACTTGACATTTTCGGCACTGGTGGAACTCAGACTCTTGGCCTTTTGGGTATGAGTCCAGAGGACATTCAGCGCAACCGTGACGATGCACAAGCACAGGCTTTGTATGGCTTGGCTGCTCGATTGTTCCAAGGTGGCAACACTGGTCAATCTATTGCTGAAGGCTTGCAACAAGGTCAGAAACTGTATTCCTCTACGATGCAAAACCAACTGCAAGACCAATTGCAAGGCTTTCAGATGAAAGATTTGCTGGAGAAACGCAAACGTGAACAAGAGGCAATGGCTCGTCAAGCTCAAATTGACCGTGCTGTTGCTGGTTCTTATCAGCCTGCAAGACAAGCACAAGAGTTGTACGGTGAAGACATTATGGGCCAGCAAGTTGGTGAGGGCGTTATCCCTGCCCGTGCTGCTGGCCTTGATTTGCAAGCCCTTGCGCCTATTCTTCAGGCAAGCCCAGAAGGTCGTAAGACTTTGGCTGAATTGATTACTTCACAAAAGGCAATGCGTCCTGAGACATTCTCGCTTGCTGAAGGCGCAACTCAATTTGAGCGTGATCCATTTACTGGTGAACCAAGACAGATTGCTCAAGGCATTCCAAAGCCAGTGCCTGTACCAAAACTGACAGGCAAAGAAGGCAATGCTGCTTTGATGTTTTATGGCACTGATGATGTTAATCAGTTACGTAACATCCCCGGTGCTATCCAGAAAATTCAACTTGAAGCAACAACACAGCGTAAAGCCGAGCAGCCACAAATTAACTTGGCTGATCCAACTGCCGTACAAACACAGCAACTTAAAACCATTAACCAATGGGAAGGCGTACTGAAAGACTCAGGCGCTGCTGAGACTGCTATGAGAGCGCAGGGCTTCTATGCTGCCTACGATCAAGCCAAAAAAGGCAACACAAACGCTGATGGCGCAATGATTTACAACGTGGCAAAGGTTTATGACCCTGCTGGCGCTGTGCAAGCTGGTGACGTTTCTACCGTTTTGGGTTCTCGCTCAGTTCCAGAAAACATTAAAAGCTATGCTCAAAAACTGACAACTGGTGGAACACTCACACCAGCAGAACGTGAAAACATGAAGAAGATCATTGACACGCTTGTTGTTGAGCGTAAGAAAATGATTGAACCATCGTTGGGAACATATCGCAAGATTAACAAAAATCTTGGTGGTGATGACAATGCAATCAATAACCCGTTTGATATGGTCAAGCAGCCAAAAAGCCTAGAAGAAATCTTAGGCTTACGCCCAAGAGGGGGTAACTGATATGGATGAAGCGCAACGCATCAAAGAAGCATTAGATGCTGGATATGGCATTGATGAAATTCGTGCCATTTACATTTCTAACGGTCTTCCTTTGCCCAAAGAGATTGCCGTTAGTGCTTCTGAAACGCAAGGCAAAGAACTGCCAAAAGCTGCTCGTCTTGCAATGACTGCTGCTCAAGGCCCAACACTTGGCTTTGCTGATGAACTCGCTGGTGCGTTGCAAGCCCCATTCATTCGCCAACAAGGTGAAAGTATTGGTGACGCTTATGCCCGTGGCCGTGATGTTTACCGTGCTGGCGTAGAAAGCTATCAACAAGAGCAACCAATCGGCTCTGCTATGGCTCAAGGCGCGGCTTCTTTGCCGTTGGGTATGCTTAACTTGGGTCGCCAGATGCTGCCACAAGTTGGCCCCGTAATGCGCTCAATTGGCGCTGGCGGTCTGTTTGGTGCTGTTGCGGGTGCTGGTGAAGCAAAAACACCTGAAGAAATTGCACAACAAGCATTGACCACTGGCGCAACAAGTGCTGTGCTTGGTGGCGCTACTGAAGGCGCAATGAAGGTTGTACGTCCTGTTGCTGGCGTTGTTAAGGCCCAAGCTGGTCGAATAATCCCTGAAGGCTTGCGTGACCTTGTTGGTGGTTCTTCTGTTGACTTGGCTCGTAGGCGAGTTGCTCAAGCTATGCTGCGTGATGGCGCTAGTCCAGATCAAGTTACAGCACGAATGGCTAAACTTGGTGACGATGCTATCTTGGCTGAATCTGCTGGTTACAACACACGTGATCTGTTGGACACAATGGCTACGCTTCCGGGCCGCACAAAGAACTACACAGAAGACTTGATTCGTCAGCGTCAATCTCAGCGTGGTGGTCGTATTGCAACTGCTGCACAAGAACAGTTGTCTCCTACTGGCGCTCGATTGGCTGATTCTGTTGAATCGCTGATTACCAAGCGTGATGTTGACGCAACGCCTTTGTATAACCAACTCAAGACTGTTACTGTCCCGCTTGACGATGACTTGAAACAGATTCTTGACGCTGCTAACAAACTTGGTGCATTTAGTCGTGCAGAAAAAATTTCTACTGGCTTGCGCGAGTCTTTCTCGCTGAAAGACTTTAAGAAATCAACTGATGCCGCAATGACAGACTTGGATAAAGTTAAGCGCGGCATTGATGACATCATCAGCAGCAAGTCTGCAACTAATGACCGTGGCGAGATCAACGAATTTGGTCGTTCTGTTGTGAAGCTAAAGCAAGACTTGTTGAAGCGTCTTGATGATGCGACTGTTGACCCTGACACTGGTGTTTCCTTGTACAAAGGCGCACGAAACGCATACGCTGGCCCAAGCGCATTGATCTCTGCTGCCGAACTTGGCCGCACAGTGTTGAATAAGCCAGCCGCAACTATCAAGACACTTGTGAAAGACATGAGTGACTCTGAACTTGAGTCATTCCGTGTTGGCGCTTATGAAGGTCTGCGTGATTTGGCTGGTACACAGTCTGGTCAAACCCGCTTGCTAAATATGTGGAAAGAGCCATCCACACAAGAGCGCCTGAAAGAGATTTTCCCAAGCGAACGTGCTTATCGTGAATTTGCTTCTAATGTTGCTGCTGAAGCCCGTAAGAAAGAGATTCAGTCTGTTGGCCGTGGTTCTGGAACTGCTGGTCGTGAAGCACGAATGGAAGATGTTGGCGCTGAAACACTGAAAGACACAGTTAATCTTGCTGCTGCTGCCAAGACAATGGATGTTGGCTCCTTGATAAATATGTTGTCTAACAACATGGCAAGAACTTCTGTGCCAGAGCCTGTCCGCAATGAAATTGGTCGCATCTTGATGAGTCGAGCAACAAGTGCTGATGAGGTAAAAATCTTGCGTAATGTCATTGATAAGATGAAAAAAGAGCAAGAAGCACAAGCCATGACAAGCGGCATCATTGGCTCACAACTTGCGCCAGCAGCAGAACCATTCACAGCGGCATTGCGTTCGCTTTTACAGTAAACGGAGTAAATCATGGAGCATTTCGTGTATGTAACAACCAATGTAAAAAACGGAAAATTTTACATTGGGAAGCACAGCACGAACAATCTTAATGATGGCTACTGCGGTTCTGGTGTTTGGGTGTTACGAGCAAAAAAGAAAAAATCTCAATTGCTTACAAGAATAGTAAAAAAATGTGACACTGAAGAAGCAGCATATTTGCATGAATATGAAATCATTGTTGCGGCAAAAGAACTATGGCCAAAACTTTGCATGAACATTGCTGATGGTGGTGTTGGTTTTTCTGTTTCTTATCCATCAAAAAGGCATGGTGAAAATGCACCTATGTATGGCAAGAAACATTCTGAAAAAACAAAGTTACGTCTTGCTGAGACATCTTCATTAAGGCGTGGTGAAAATCACCATATGTATGGGAAAAAGCATACAGATGAGTCTCGCAAAAAGATGTCAGAAACACATAGAAGTATTGGTCATTTGCGGGGGAAGAAAGTAAAATCATTGACAACTGGAAAGATTTATCTTTCTTTGTCTGATGCTGCAAGAGATGTTGCAAATGATGCTACGGCTAGGTCGTGTATCAGAAATTGCATAAAAGGCAAGACTACACAGTCTTATGGTCAAAAATGGATTTTTATTGAGGATTAATCATGGCTCGCACAAAGATCAGCGAATTTTCTGCAAACCCTGCAAATAACACCGACATTGACAGCATTAACATTGCTGAAGGTTGCGCTCCTAGTGGCATTAACGATGCCATTCGTGAGTTGATGGCTCAACTAAAGGATTGGCAATCTGGCACTTCAAATGACCCTTATGTTGTTGGATCAAGCGGTAGCCTTACATTGTCGTATGGCACAGCTAACGGTGTTCCATACCTCAACGGCTCCAAAGTCCTGACCTCTGGTAGCGTATTGTCGTTTGACGGGGCAATCCTTGGCGTGAACGGGGTTTCCGTAGGCCGTGGTGCTGGCGCTGTGGCTACCAACACTGCGGTGGGTGCTAGTGCTTTGGCGGCGAATACAACTGGTTTGGCAAATGCCGCTTTTTCTCAGAATGCACTTGTTTCCAACACCACTGGAAATTACAACACTGCTGTTGGTAGGAATACACTTTACACAAACACAACTGGCTCTACCAACACAGCAGTTGGTGTTGAGACTCTGTATACAAACACAACTGGCGCTTCCAACGTAGGAGTTGGGTATCAATCACTTGTCTCAAACACCACCGCCTCCGAAAGCACTGCTGTTGGTTATCAGGCGGGCTATTATCAGTCCACAGGATCTTTGAACACTTACATTGGTCGAGCATCTGGCTACCTTATAACCACTGGCTCCAAGAACACCGTCCTTGGCTGCTACTCAGGCAACCAAGGTGGCCTCGACATCCGCACTGCCAGCAACTACATCGTGCTGTCTGATGGGGATGGGAATCCACGGGGCATCTTTGATGGCAGCGGTAACTTGCTGGTGGGGGCTACAAGTGCAAACGGCGTTGGCTGGACGCTTAATCCAAACGGCTCCGGGCAAATCCGCAGCTCGGGTACAGGCTCACAAGACAAGATTCAGTTTGCAAACAGCAACGGTGTTGTTGGCGCGATTACTACCAACGGCACCAGCACTTCATACTTCACTTCATCCGACTACCGCCTGAAGAACACCGTTTCCCCCATGACAGGCGCATTGGCAAAGGTGGCGTTGCTTAAGCCTTGCACATACAAGTGGAACACTGATGGCTCTGACGGTGAAGGCTTCATTGCTCACGAATTGGCTGAAGTTTGCCCTAATGCTGTAAGCGGTGAAAAAGATGCTGTGGATGCTAATGGAAATCCTAAGTACCAAGGCATTGACACTAGCTTCTTGGTGGCTACATTGACAGCAGCTTTGCAAGAGTTGAATGCCAAGTTTGACGCTTACGTTGCGGCGCACCCATGATTGAGCAAGTCCTCACCCGCCTGAACAGCATCCCCGCAGACAAGGTGGCTCACTTTGCTGCCGGGGTCATCCTGTTCGCTGTGTTCTTGCCGTTCACTGGCCCTCAGTACGCCTTTGCTTTGTCGGTTGTTGCAGGGTTCTTCAAAGAACTCTATGACTCGCTGAACAAAGAAAATCACACTCCCGACATCTGGGACGCTCTGGTCACATCGGCTGGCGGCGCTCTGGGTTTTTTCTGCTCTTACTTTTAAGGAACCACCATGACTGAACTCGCAACACAACCCACTGCCGAAGAAATTGCTCGTCACTACAGTGCTTGCATGGATTCTGTGAGCCTGATTAACGCTGGCAAACCCGAGGGTATGTCTGACGCAGATTGGACAGACAGCGTGGCTCGTAACAAAGAACATTTGACAATCATGCTTGCTAAAGACTTCTGGACAACAGAAGATCTGGCTCCATTGCAAGCTGTTTCAGTTTAAAATAAACCATCTTTTCTAGCCGAGTTTTGACATGGATAATCAACAGCTTTTCAACCTAGTCGTATCAGTTGCTGGCTTCTTGGCGATCTATGTCATCAATAATCTGACTCGCACGATTCAGCGGCTAGAAGATAAGGTAAACGACCTTCCTCACACCTACGTTGCCAAGGATGACTATCGCTCTGACATTACAGAGCGCAAGTCCATCCTGAAACAGATATTTGCAAAACTTGACTGTAAGGCTGCCAAGCCCGGAAATCCG